CTCAAACCAGCATTAATAGTAGATTTGAAGGTTACTATCTGGGAATGATTGATAATACAAATCTTAATCCAGCAACTCAATTTGATGGTATCAGTCAAGTTCGTAGTATTGATTCTAAAGCTGGATCAACATACAACTTCTTGAGTGTTCCTCGCACTCGTCTCAATTTTCCTTTAAGTGCAACACAGTTTGGTCTTGGAAATAGTGTTAGCGAAGTAATGGAAAACATTCCTACTTTTGATATCAGTACACGTCAATTTGATGATACATTAACAGTAGGATTATTTAAATTACGTCAAAGTGTGTTTGCACCAGATACTATCTCTATGGATTATCTTTTATCTGAAAGCTATACAGGCAGCTTGGATTATTTTCGGCAAATCAACAGCGAAGCTGGCGGTCCTCCGATAACATTCTTTTTGGGCACGAGGGAAGATGACAGTCCCAACATGACTTTGCTCATCAATCCTTTTATCACAAATCGCAACACACAAACATGGTTGAATAGCGCTGGTAATCCCAACAAGAAGGTTCGCATATTGAATCCTAATCTTGCTATTCCTTACGATAGCGATGGTTTTGTTGACACAAATGCAACATATGAAACTCGTGTGGGTGCCCCCAGCGCTGTTGTTGCAGGAATTCTCAGTCAAGGAACCCTCCGAAGAGCAGATGCTATCTACAGTTTAGGTGCTTTTGATTCAACTGTTGCCACGACCAAGTTGATTGGAAGTGTTCCCACAAAACTGGAACGTGTACAAACACTTTTAGAAAATCCTGATCTTTATAATCTTAGCATAAGTCTAGAAGCGGGTCTCGGAACAATATTTGCAGCTGCACGTTATAATCTAGATGTTCTTAGCGGGGCAGATATATTTGATGACACCATTCCATTAGACATGGAAGGATTCTATAAAACTAATAATGAATCACTGGATGGTAATGCAGTTGCTATTCGTGAAAATTACAATACTGTGGCAAGTGTGTTCACAAATTTTGCTCAAAATGTTAGAAAAGATCACTTGTTTGTTGCAGATTCTCTTCGTAACATCTTTGTTCAAGGTGAAAACAGTAAGGTTTTGGATGATGAAACCAAAAACTTTAATCAACACATTTACTGGCCGATTCGACATCTGTACAGTCTGTTGAATACCAGCTATGCCGCTACCTATGCCACCTTCCCCAAGGTATTTGATGATGGTTTAGGCAAGCAAACATGGGTACCGTTCTCCGGATTTGCAGGAGCTGCCATGGCAAACACAGACGATAACTTCCAACCGTGGTTTGCTCCAGCTGGATTCACGCGAGGTGTTTTGCTGGGTGTGAATGATCTTCCAATATACCCGACGCAAAAACATCGGGATCAACTCTACAAGATAAATGTCAATCCTGTAGCGTTTTTCCCGGCTGAAGGATTTGTTATATTTGGACAAAAGACCTTGTTAAAGAAACCAAGTGCATTTGATCGTATCAATGTGCGTCGCCTCTTCCTGTATCTGGAAGTTGCAACAAGGAATACCATCAAGTTCTTCTTGTTTGAACCGAATACATTGTTTACAAGAACGCAAGTAATAAACGTTCTGACACCAATATTCGAATTGGCCAAGAATACACAAGGTGTATATGACTATCTGATCATATGCGACGAAAGAAACAATACACCTGATATAATTGATCAGAATGAATTGGTTGTGGACATCTACATTAAACCTGTACGTGCTGCAGAATTCATCTTGGTTAACTTCTATGCCACACGAACTGGTCAAGACTTCCAAGAATTGGTAGCCTAATCAATAATATATAAAATTATAAAACACCCCTCTTATTGAAAGAGGGGTGTTTTGTTATAAATATCAATGTGATAACAGTAATTAAACTTCAACAAGGTTACGATCCTTCACATATTATAAGCATTGCTTTGGAATGCAGTGCCCAGTTAAAGTTGTTTCATTGGCAAACCTCAAGTTTTGCTCAACACGAGGCATTTGATAAAATAGGAAAAGATTTGTTAAAATCTTTTGATAAATTGGTGGAAACGCTGTTGGGTCGTTATCGTAATTATGAGTATAAACCCATAAATTTGGTTTTACAGCCATATTCTAATGAAAATATTTTGGTAAAAATTGATCAATATATAGGAATTTTAGCACAAAAAGATTGCCCCATTTTAAATGCAAATGACACCGATGCACAAAATATTGTAGAAGAAATTGTTGCAGATCTAAATAAATTAAAGTATTTGTTAACTTTAGAATAAATAATAATATATGGCAGCAACATCACAAACTATCCAGAACTTTTACCGTGTAGTAACTGAACGTGATTTTTCACGTAAATTTAATTTCCGTGTTATTAATATTAACGCAGGTGATTCAAGTAGCCAAGTTTGGAACGAAGATGATTTGGTTTATGTTCGTACTGCATCACTCCCTGCTCGTGAAATTACTGAAGTAACAGTTCCTTTTATGGGACTGGATTTTCATATTCCTGGTAGTGCAAAATATCCTGGTTCTGAAGCTTATTCGCTGGAATTTTATTGTGATCAAAAAAGTAATCTTCGCCAGAAATTTGAAGATTGGTCTCGAGATGTTTTTGATGATATCACAAGCACTGGTAACTATTTTGCTGCCAAGCAAACAGCGGTGATTGATTTGGTTCAATTGGATAATCAATTAGAGCGTGTTGCACAATATCAGTTGGTTGGCGTTTCTCCTCGTAACGTCGGACCTCTGGAATATGATATTACGAATGGTGGTGAATTCGTAACATTCACAGTCACTCTTGCTTATCAATATTTCCGCAGAACCTTTGAATCTTAATATACTCCTCTAAATATTAGAGGAGGATAAGCATATAAATAACCCAGTAACAGATGCCATACGTGGTTTAGGAGCTAATGTTCGTGGTTTAGCTAGCGGCACAAATCCTCTTTTTGCTCCTCAAGTAAGCAGTCTTTTTGGTTTTAACATACCAGGTGTGCCCCTTATTAGTGCACAACAATATTTCCTAACACAAATGGAGAGTTGGTTCAGTGCGATTCCTTTAAACAGTCAATGGGTTGTATTGATAGATTCTTACCCAAGAGCCATTTCAACTGATATTATACAAAATCTTGAATATGTGGGAGGAGACAAAAAAGGTTTCGACATTTCACAACCCAAAGGAATATTAACAAGTTATTTTTATCAAAAAGTGGTGGGTTGTATTTTTGCTCAAGGAGTTAACATACCAAATGAACAATACGAAGTGGCAAATGCTCCTCTGAAAAATAATCGAGGATTTATTCAAGGTGTTCTGGCCGGAGGCAGAGAACCTTACAGTAATGCACCCTTAATCATAGAATTTCGTGAAACAAATACATCTTTTATGGATATGGTGATTCGTCCTTGGGTGATATTGGCTAGTCATTATGGCTATGTAGCTCGTCCTGGAGGTGATAATGACATACGCAACATAAAATGCACCATAACAATTCTTCAATACACACGTTCCTATCAAAAAGTTAGTCAAATACCTCGTAAAGTTTGGACATTTTATAATTGTGTTCCTAGCCAACTTAGTGATCAAAGTTTATCCTATTCTGCTGATACTGAATATGAAAAATATCAGACTTTTTGGAGATACACCAACTACACTGTGCATTCTAATCTGTATATTCCTCTTCCCAATATCATTAATCGGATCAGTACTGGAACAATTCCAAACGTTTCGCCTTTCCAAAGCGGAAATAGCTTTACATCTGCTAATCTACCAACGAATTTCCAAGGTTTCTTTTAACACATGAAAAATTTTCTTTGCAAGGTGCTTATACCTTCCACTGGAAAGTATGAATATTTCCGAGAAATAGACTTTTGCACAAGCAAAACCTTAAGCAAATACATACAAAATAACGATGTATTAGGTTTTTCAAAATGTTTGGAAAGTATCATAGAAACTAATTCAGAAAATCAAAAAAAGTTTAACATTATTGATATGTTGGCCATTTTATGTCAATTAAGATCATATTCATATGGAGATACCATAACTTTATCAGGAAAAAATCAAAATAATCAGGCAGTAACACACAAACATCGTGTAAATCGCATTCTAGAATACTCAGGAACAATCAAAGAGTGTCAGGAGCAATCATTTCACGGTAAAAACATAGAACTTTGTGTGGATCTTCCTTACAATTTGATATCTGATGAGAATTTTGATGTGATTTCTCGTAATATAAAATATCTAAGAGTTGATCATGAACAGGTAGATTTTGAAAATATAAAAAATTCAGATAAACAAAACATATTAAGCATGTTAGATGCTTCATTTTCTGGCAAAATATTAAAATATAATCAAAAAATAATAAAATTATTGGAAGGAATTAAGCTTTTTGAAGATATTGAAATAAAATATTTTAAAAATATAACACTAAATCCGTATAATGAGTCGGTAATTCAATATCTTTTTGCTATTTTCAATTATGATTTGATGAATATATATGAATTGGAGTATATTTTGATAAGAAGGCTACGTTTTTCTCTTTCAGATTTACAAAATATGACAATTATTGAAGCAGAACTGCATCTTAATCTTTACAAAAAAGAATTACAAACAATAGAAGAGATGCAAAAAAAGAATGGCCCTTGAAAAATAGGTTTGATTGATAATTAATTTTATGCCAGAAGTCAATTTAGATAAAGTCTTAAGTAAATTAAAAGATTATTCCAATTCAGACAAGGTGGATTGTCTTGTATTGAGCAAAAAAGAAACTCGCAAGTTCACACCCTTGACTGCTAAACAGCAAAAGGATCTGATTGAAGCTGCTGCATCAGGTTCTAAGGCAGCTTTCTTGTATCCTAAAGCAGTAAACAGTATTCTTTTGGATAATAGCGAAGATAAAAACATGTTTGTTAGTGACCGAGCATTAATTGTATTGGCACTGCGTGTTCATTCGTTTGGTCCTACTCAAAAAATTGAAAAGGATGGTCAAAATATTGAAGTAAATCTTCAAAACATATTGGATAATTTTGATAAAAATATTGAAGTGAAATATAATGAAACTTTTTCTCAAGGTCCTATTACAATTAACTGTTCCGTGCCAACAATTGAATATGAAAATAAAACTTTAGATTCTTATTTAAAGTATCGGTCTGCAGAATTTGAAAATGATTCAAAAATTCAAAAACTTCTTAGTGAAATCTATATATTGGAAATAGCCAAGTATATAACCAGTATAGAACTAACCGAAAAAGAACCAATTGTTATTGATCTTAAAACACAAACCATATCACAAAATATAAAAACAGTTGAAAGCTTAACAGCTTCTTTGGTTCAGAAAATACTTGGATTTATTGCAAATATCAAGAATTTGGAAAATAATATAACTAATCAGAAGGTGGGCGAGCAAACTGTTGATTTGAATCTAGATACAAGTTTCTTCTCTAACGTCTAAAAACATATTTTTTAATAAATATTTTGGATGACAAGTGATGAGACAATCAATCTCTTAAAAACCCTCTCTGAAACTGTAGATACGTTAGCTTCTTTTACCCAAGGAAAAGAGGCTGGTAAAAAAGGTGGGGATGATGATAAACTCGATTCATCCCTTTCCAGCACGGAGAAGCGCCGGTGGCAAACCATGTCCCTAATTTTAGCCAAAGCCATAAAAGACGTTGTTTTTCCCAAAGGTGAGGAAAAGGTAGGGCGACCCGAATTTAAAGCAAAAGAAATCCCTGATTTAGTTCTATCTCCAACTTTTGCAAAAGTTGAAGAAGCATCCAACAAGTGGCTTGCAATGATTCTTGGTGCATTGGCAATATTGGGAGGAATCATAGCGGGGGCTATTGCAGAGATTGGAAAAATGTTAAAAGGTTTGAAATTATTTTTAAGCGAAACTAAATTAGGAAAATTAATAAAAGATATTTTTTCTTTTCTTAAATCAAAATTACTACAAATACTAAAACCTATCCGGGAAATGAAACTTGTAAAATTTATTGAAGGTCTAATAGGTAAAAATATCATACAACCAATATCTAAATTTTTTCAAACTATTGGAAGATTATTTAAAGTCATTGAAGCTGGAAAAGGTCCATTGCTTATGATGAAAGCATTTCCAACATTTTTCAAGTATTTTGATGATTACATAAGAATTTTTTTCAAAACATTTCAAATTGGAATAAAATTTGGAAGAGTATTTGCAAAATTTTTAGGTCCTGTTGGTTTAGCGATCAGCGCAATT